CATACACATTGGCCTATTACAGGCTAAAAGGTATATCAGGAGTTTCTTCCGGTGTCGGCACTACAGCAGACATGCCGCCAAGGTTCATGCCTTGTCTTGCGGCTGGATTGGCTTACTACATTGCAATGAAGAAGCCTGAAGTGGCGGGCCGTGTGGCACCGTTTAAACAAGAGTATGAGTTTCAGTTTGAACTAGCAGCAAACGAAGACACAGACTCATCATCTATCAAGTTCGTGCCATACAATACATTCTACGCAGGAGGCTAAAATGCCAGTTAAAATTGTAGCAAAAAAAGGCGGGCCAAAGAATTTTACCCGTAAATCTATGAAGAAAAAAGCACCAGCAGCCAAGAGAAAGACTAGATCTATTCTTGAAAAGCAAATGGATAGGGTCATGCCGCGACAGCAATCTGCTAAATCAGGTGGAGCCATGAAGAAAAAAGGTTACGCCATGGGCGGTGCTATGAAGAAGAAGGGCATGAGCAAAGGTGGCAAGCTCAAGATGGTTGAAAAGGATGGTAAGAAAGTCCCGTTCTTTGCTGCGGATGGCAAAGGCAAGATGAAGGGCGGCGGCATGATGAAGAAAAAAGGTTATGCTAAGGGCGGCATGATGAAGTCAAAAGGAATGGCTAAAGGCGGGGCTGTAAAGGTCAAGTCTGGTGATACCTTGTCTCAGATTGCTAAGTCTAGAGGCATGACCGTCAAAGCTCTGCTTGATGCAAACCCCGGCATTAAGAACGCAAACATGATCCGTGTTGGACAGAGCATCAAGATTCCGGGCGCTGCTGCTGGCGCTGGCGCTAAGTCTAAGAACCCCTACAAAGGCATGACGCAGACGCAAATGAATATGCTGCGCTCTAAGGATAAGGGCAAGCAAAGGGCCGCTACGAGTGGAGCTAGGGCGCAGACAAGGACAACGCCCAGCAATGCGGCTAGTGTGAAGGCGTCTAAGGATGGCTCAAAAGCAGCTTTAGAAAAAGCCCGCGCCCGCCGTGCAGCGGCTAAAAAGGCCGCTCCTAAAAAGGCCGCACCTAAAAATAATGTGACGCCACCCAAGCCAAAGCCGGGATTCTTTGCGAAAACCCTTAATAGATTAAAGGGAAACAGGCCCGGAAAAATGGCTGGTGGTGGAGCCGTGAAGAAGTCAAAGGGCGGCACTGTTCGTGGTGCTGGAGCGGCGACCAGAGGCAAGAGGTTTGGTAGAGCCGGTTAATAATGACAAACGCTAGAGGCAAATACGCATTTGGTTTTTGCGATAAAACAGGGTTCAGATATCCTCTGGATCAGCTTGTTGACGAGTACGAAAACGGCGTCAAAAACGGTTTTCGTGTGGGCTATGATGTGGTTGACCCCGATCAGCCGCAAAACTTTCTCGGCAGGGTTAGGATAGATGATCCACAATCTCTTCTTAACCCAAGGCCGGACAAGTTCACAGAAGGGGCAGAGGTTACGTTTCCTACAGTTGATCTGAATACGGTTCAGACAATACCACTGCCTCTCATGAGGGCTAATGCCGGGAGCGTCACTATAACCGGCGCTGTCCCTGTGGAACCAATAGAAGTTCAGCCAACTGGCGTTTCGGCAACCGTCAGCCTTGGTTCTCCATCAATATCTGTAACAGGAAATATAACGCCAACGGGTGTTGTAGCAACCATATCTCTAGGAAGCCCGTCAATATCTACTAATGTTACTGTTTACACAGTAACAGTGGCATCTGGTACAAACAGTTATGGCAGCGGGAATAAATATTATATAGCTGGGTTATCAGGGGCCAGCCCAACTTTGACTTTAAATGAAGGGTCAACATATAGATTTGATCAGTCAGATAGCAGCAATTCTAATCATCCTTTGAGATTTTCTACAACAGCTAACGGAACCCATGGGGGTGGATCTCAATACACAACAGGTGTTACAACAAGCGGAACAGCAGGCAGTTCTGGGGCATATGTACAGATCACCGTAGCGGTTGGAGCGCCAACACTATACTATTATTGTACTAATCATAGTGGTATGGGTGGTCAGGCAAATACACCATAGGAGTAAGACATGGCGTTTAATGGAAACTTTGTATGCACATCATTTAAAGAAGAGATACTTGAGGCTATCCACGACTTTACGAGCCACACATTTAAGGTAGCTCTCTATACAAATAGCGCGACTTTAAATGCCAGCACCACTGCTTACAGTAGTTCAAACGAGGTTAGTGGCACTGGTTACTCCGCTGGGGGAGCCACCCTTACCGCTGTAAACCCAACCACAAGTGGCACAACAGCTATAGTAGATTTTAATGATGTCACATTTTCTGGGTCAACAATTACAGCTAGAGGTTGCTTAATATACAACAGCAGCGCGTCTAATAAGGCTGTGGCTGTGTTTGACTTTGGCAGCGATCAAGCGTCTTCATCTTCTAATTTTACAATAACATTCCCCACAGCAGATGCGAGTAGCGCAATCGTGAGGATAGCCTAATGTCATTTACCTACGCTCAACTCAAGACAGCCCTTCAGGATTTTACTGAAAACACAGAAACGTCATTTGTGACTAATATTCCTGTGTTCATTAGGTCTGCTGAGGAGCGTATACTAAAGTCTGTTGATCTGGACAACTTCAGGAAAAACGCAACATCTACTGCGATTTCTGGAGATGAATATATATCCATGCCAACTGATTTCTTGGCTCCGTTTTCATTTTTTATAAGCACATCTGGATCAGAGGGGTTTCTTCTAGAGAAAGATGTTAACTTTATAAGAGAAGCGTACCCAGATAGAACTTCCACTGCTCTTCCTAAATATTATGGAATATTTGACGCAAAGGCAGATGCAAGTGGAAATGTTACAGGTAACTTTATACTTGGCCCTACTCCTAATTCTAATTATGCAGTTGAGCTACACTATTTCTATAGGCCATCTAGCCTTACATCAGGCTCTGACTCAAGTTATAGTTGGTTGAGTGATAATGCACCCAATGCTCTGCTATACGCTTCTTTGATTGAGGCGTACACATATATGAAGGGCGAAATGGATATGATTCAGTTGTATGAGGGGAGATACGCTGAGAGTTTGGGCAGACTAAAAGACCTTGCTGAAGCTCGTGAGAATGATGATGCTTACAGGCAGGGATTGCCTAGAATGCCACGAACATAAGGAGTAAATCATGGCAACTTCAAACGCAGCAACCAACTATACAGAACACGCGATATTGCAGTTTCTGTTTAAAAACAACGCGGAGAGTTTTGCCTCTCCCGGCAATAGCATATATGTGGGTCTAGCTACCGCAGTTAGCAGCATCGAAACAGGGTCTGTCACTGAAGCGGACTTTACCAGCTATGCGAGACAGCAGGTGGCGGCTTCTGGCTGGACAGTCCCTGCTGTTGGCACAGACGCACAGACAGCTACAAATGCAGCAAACATTGAGTTCCCAGCATCTGGTGGCGGCGGAGATGATGTTATCACACACGTCTTTGTTGCAGACGCATCAAGTAGCGGAAACATCTTGTTTGTAGGTGCTTTGGATGCAAGTAAAACCATAGCCTCCGGGGATATATTCCGCATCAACACAGGCAACTTGTCTATAGAGTTGAAGTAACATGGCTCTGGTTATTGCTGACAGGGTAAAGGAAACGACCACCACAACTGGCACGGGTACATATACTCTTGCGGGGGCTGTTACTGGTTTTGAGACTTTTGGTTCTGTAGGCAATAGCAACACGACATTTTACGCTTGCACAGACGGCACTGACTTTGAGGTTGGGGTTGGAACGTATACGTCATCCGGCACTACATTGGCGCGTACAACCATCTTGCAGTCTAGTAACAGCGACAATGCTGTGAGTTGGAGTTCTGGGACTAAGACTATTTTCTGCACGTTGCCAGCAGAAAAGACAATACATACCGACAACCTTCAAACACAAGGCGCATCCTTCTTCGCAACAACAGATGACGCCACTGCATTGGCTATAGCGTTAGGATGAAATTATGGCGAACACATTCAAGGTAGTATCACATGACGTTATGCCAGCATCTGCTGGTACGCCAGAGGATCTGTACACCACACCAAGTAGCACAACCACAGTTGTACTGGGCATGGTTTTGTCGAACGTCCATACCAGTCAAGTTACAGTGAGCGTGAAGCTCGTCAGCGATACGTCAGGCGGGGGTAGATCCGCTACAAACACCACCACATTTTTGTTGAAGGACGCTCCGCTTCCTGTTGGATCGTCTTTGGAGATCTTAGCAGGAAACAAAGTTGTTCTAGAGACAACTGACAAGTTACAGATTGACTGCTCTGTTGCAGACAAAGCTAGTGTCACATTGAGTATTATGGAGATCACCTAATGCCGTATCTTGGTAATGGTCTTTCTAAATTTACTACAGCAGATGATCTGACTGTAAGCGGTGATGCTGACATAGACGGCACCACAAACCTTGATGTTGTGGACATCGATGGTGCTGTTGATATGGCTTCTACGCTACAAGTTGATGGTGCGATAACATCATCTGCTGGCGTAACAATCACCACTGCCGACAACACTGCACAGCTTACACTGACATCTACTGACGCAGATGCTAACAAAGGTCCAGTGTTGGATTTGTATAGAAACTCAGGAAGTCCAGCAGATGCCGACTCTACTGGTCGTATTTTATTTAACGGCGAAAATGATGCTGATGAAATTGTTGAGTATGCAAGGATTGCAACTCAATCTTTAGACGTTACAGATGGTAGTGAAGATGGTCTGTTAACGCTTGATGTAATGAAAGATGGAACGCAACGTATTGGCATAGAAATAACAGGCGCAGAAGTCGTTGTAAACGAAAGTTCTGTAGATATGGACTTCCGTGTTGAAAGCAATGGCAATGCCAACATGCTGTTTGTTGATGCGGGTAATGACCGGGTCGGCATCGGCACTGCGTCACCAAGCGATGCACT